ATGAGATTGTCGTTTCGTCTGCCGTGGGCTTTCCCGGCGGAGCAGAGAGTCGTGTCCGATGCCAAGGCGGTGGGCGGGGGGATGTCGCTGGTGGCGGGCGAGGGGGAGGCGCGGTGGACCGGGCGGTCCTATGCCGCGCTGTCGCGCGAGGGGTTCATGAAGAACCCGGTGGCCCACCGCACCGTCCGTCTGGTGGCGGAAGCCGCGGCCGCCATTCCCTGGCTTGCCTATCGCGAGGCGCAGGAGCTCGATGGGCATCCGGCGCTATCACTGATCGGGCAGCCGAATGCCCGCATGGGCGGGGCCGATTTCTTCGAGGCTCTCTATGGGCACCTGCTGCTGTCAGGCAATGCCTATGTCGAGCCGCTGGCGATCGGCCCGCGGCCGGCCGAGCTGCATCTGCTCAGGCCCGACCGGGTGTCGGTGGTCGCCGGCGCCGACGGCTGGCCGGAAGCCTATGACTATCGCACGGGCAGCGTGCGGCGGCGGATTTCGGCGGGCGGCGGCGCTGCAGGGGTCGCAGGCGTTGGTGGTGGCACAGGGCGGGGCGGTGGGCTTCTGCATCTGAAACTCTTCCACCCGCTTGACGACCATCTCGGCTTTCCGCCGCTGGCGGCCGCCCAGGTGGCGCTCGACCTGCACAATGCGGCGGCGCGCTGGAACAAGGCGCTGCTCGACAATTCGGCGCGGCCGTCGGGCGCGCTGGTCTACCAGCCGAAGGAGGGTGGCAATCTCTCCGCCGACCAGTATGAGCGGCTGAAGGTGGAACTCGACGAGGGCTATTCCGGGCCGATGCGGGCCGGCCGGCCGCTGCTGCTCGAAGGCGGGCTCGACTGGAAGTCGATGGGGTTGTCGCCGAAGGACATGGATTTCGTCGAGGCGCGCAACGGCGCGGCGCGCGACGTGGCGCTCGCCTTCGGCGTGCCGCCCATGCTGCTCGGCATCCCCGGCGACAACACCTATGCCAACTACCAGGAGGCGAACCGGGCCTTTTACCGGCTGACCGTTCTGCCGCTCGTGTCGCGCACCGCGGCGAGCTTTTCCGGTTTCCTGTCCGGGCTCTATGGCGAGCCGCTGCGGCTGGTGCCGGACCTCGACCAGGTGGCGGGATTGGCCGCCGAGCGCGACGCGCTCTGGGCAAGACTGGGGGCGGCGGATTTCCTCACCGAGGAGGAGAAGCGGCAGGCGGTGGGGTATTGAGGGGGCTGATTGCGCGTCGCCCTGGGTGGGAGTGGCGCCCGCATCGAGGGGCTTGGCGGCGTCGCGGCCTCGATCCTTCGAGGCCCCTGCGGGGCACCTCAGGATGAGGGGAGGCGTTGGTGGGCGCGGTGTCGGTTTGCGATCTCCCCCCTTGAGGGGGAGATGCCCGGCAGGGCAGAGGGGGGTAGCTCCTCGCGCGACGGCGGATCACCCCCCTCTGTCACTTCGTGACATCTCCCCCTCAAGGGGGGAGATCGATGCGCCGCAAGCGTCCGGCGACTTCAACCTGAATCGGAAGATGAGGCCGTTGAAGCGACACATGCGGGGCTAGAATCAGGCTCTGAGAAACGCGCTGCAAGCGATTCAATCGACTCGGCAAAACGCGGCCACTTGAAGTGATGCGTGAAGCGGGTTCCGCAAGGGGACCTGGCCCGGATTGCCGGCCGGACCGTGGTCCGGCGGCGAAGGGCGAGGCGGTCTCGAACGGATCGGGGCGGCACGGCCGGTGATCGGCGTGGGCCGTCGAATTCCCTTATTTTAGCGATGAGAGATTAACAAATGACTGACTTCAGCCATGACGGCGGTCTGTGGAGCGCGCGCGTGATCGGGGCGGTGGCGGGGTCGGCGATTTCGCTCGTCTACCTTTTGCCCAAGGGACGGCGCGAGGCGGCGATCCGGTTTCTGACCGGGGTCTGCTGCGGCATGATCTTCGGCGGGCCGGCGGGCTTGTGGATCGTGCGCAAGCTCGACGTCGCGGCCGAACTCTCGCCGCCTGAGACCATGCTCGCCGGCGCGACGGCCGCGAGCCTTACCGCCTGGTGGGGGCTCGGCCTGCTGGTCCGGCTCTTTGCCCGCTACGGGCAGCGGCCGGGCGGGTGAGGGGGCTGTGAGACCTCACCCTGAGGCGGGAGCGCAGCGACCCTCGAAGGGGCCGGTCTGCTCCGCGGCGGCCGTCCCCTCTCCCCGCTTGCGGGGAGAGGGTTAGGGTGAGGGGCAATCTCGTCGCATAAGAAGTGAGAGCAGGCCGACTGCAATGCGGGACTTGCCCCTCATCCGCCTGCCGGCACCTTCGCCGGCCCTTCGCTTTTGCTCAGGGCGCTCGTCATTCGAAACGATTCACTGGATCGTTTCGTCGGCTGTGCCGACCATTCCTCACCCCGTCTTGACGGGGAGACCGGACGAGCGGCGCTGCCAGGGCCGTCCCGATCCTTCGAGGTCCCTTCGGGGCACCTCAGGATGAGGGCGGAGCGTGGCCCGGACAACCATCATTCATCACGAGGAGAATGCCATGCACGCGTATCGCGGGCCTGTTTCGCTGACGGAAAAATTCGTCAACCTGACATTGAAGGGGGTGGAGGGCGACGGGTCGTTCTCAGGCTATGCCAGCCTGTTCGGCGAGGTCGATCTCGGGCGCGATGCGATCGAGCCGGGGGCCTTCGAGAAGTCGCTGGCAAAGCGCGGCGCCAAGGGGGTGCGCATGCTGTTCCAGCACGACCCGGCCGAGCCGATCGGCGCCTGGCGGGTGATCCGCGAGGACGCCCGCGGGCTCTATGTCGAGGGGCAGCTTTCGTTTGGAGTGGCGCGGGCCCGCGAGGTGCATGCGCTGATGAAGTCGGGCGCGCTCGACGGGCTGTCGATCGGTTTTCGCACCGTGCGCTCGAGGAGCGACCGCAAGAGCGGCGTGCGCCGCATTCTCGAGGCCGACCTCTGGGAGATCTCGGTGGTGACCTTCCCGATGCTCCCGGCGGCGCGGGTTTCGAACGTCAAGCATGCGCGGTTCTTCCGCGACAAGGAAACCGAGCTCGTCCGCGCCATGCGCCGGGCGGCGCGGACAATGGCCATGGATGTCTTCAGGAAAGGATGACAGATGAGCGATGCAGCGATGGAAAAGCAGACGGCCGATGCCCCGCGCAAGCGGACGGCGCCGGAGGTGAAGGCCGTGCCCGACAGCGTGACGGCGGCGTTCGAGGACTTCATGGGCGCCTTCGAGGCGTTCAAGGACGTCAACGACCGGCGGCTCGCCGAGATCGAGCAGAAGCTTTCCGCCGACGTGGTGACCCGCGACAAGATGGAGCGGATCAACAAGGCGATGGACGAGCAGGGCCGGATGCTCGACGAACTGGTGCTGAAGAAGATGCGCCCGCCGCTCGGCCGCGTCGGTGAGGCCGACGGGCCGGAGGCGGCCGAGCACAAGGCGGCCTTCGAGGCCTATATCCGCCGCGGCGACGAAGCGGGCCTGCGCGAGCTGGAGGCGAAGGCGATGAGCGCCGGCACGCCCGCCGACGGCGGCTATCTCGTGCCGCCGGAGACCGACACCGAGATCGGCCGCAGGCTCTCCGTCGTCTCTCCGATCCGGGCGCTGTCGACGGTCCGGCAGGTGTCGGGCTCGGTGCTGAAGAAGCCGTTCTCGCCGGGTGGCATGACCGCCGGCTGGGTGGCCGAGACCGCGGCGCGGCCGCAGACGGCGAGCGCCCAGCTTGCCGAGCTCTCCTTCCCGACCATGGAACTCTATGCCATGCCGGCGGCAAGCCAGGCGCTGCTCGACGATGCGGCGGTCGATATCGAGGCCTGGATCGCTTCGGAAGTGGACATCGCCTTTGCCGAGCAGGAAGGCACAGCCTTCGTTTCCGGCGACGGGTTGAACAAGCCGAAGGGCTTTCTCGCCTATGACCAGGTGGCGGACGGCGCCTGGGAATGGGGCAAGATCGGCTATCTTGCGACCGGCGTCGCGGGCGGCTTCGCCGCCTCGGGGCCGTCGGACGTGCTGGTCGACCTCGTCTATGCGCTGAAAACCGGGCACCGGCAGAATGCCAGCTTCGTCATGAGCCGCAAGACGCAAGGCGAGATCCGCAAGTTCAAGGATGCTGACGGCAACTATCTCTGGCAGCCGCCGGCCCGGCCGGGCGAGGCCGCCTCGCTGATCGGCTTTCCGGTGGCGGAAGCCGAAGACATGCCGGCGATCGCGCCCAGTGCCACGGCGATCGCGTTTGGCGACTTCCGCTCGGGTTATCTGGTGGTCGACCGCGTCGGGGTCCGGGTGCTGCGCGATCCCTATTCGGCCAAGCCCTATGTGCTGTTCTACACCACCAAACGCGTCGGCGGCGGGGTGCAGAACTTCGAGGCGATCAAGCTGGTGAAGTTTGCGGCGAGCTGAGGGGGCTTGCGGCTTTGTCCCCCCTCACCAAGAAAATCTGCGACTTGAGCCCTTCGGGCTAAGCTCGCGATTTTCTATCCTCTCCCTCGCTGGGGAGAGGAGGGGGCGATGCGGCCAAGGCTCCTCTTCTCCCCAGCGGGGGTGAGGAATGGTCGGCGCAGCCGGCGAAACGATTCAGTGAATCGTTTCGAATGACGAACGCCCTGAGCAAAAGCGAAGGGCCGGCAGAGGTAGCGCGCAGCGCCGGATGAGGGGGGCAAAGCCACTTGATGTCGTAGCACTTGGCCCCCTCATCGCCTCACTGCGTTCGGCACTTCTCCCCGCTGGGGAGAAGAGGGTTTCCACGACGCGCCGCGACCGAGCGGGTAGGCGAGCGGGTAGGGATGTGGGCCTCTTCCCCCCCCCTCTGTCGGCTGCGCCGACATCTCCCCCTCAAGGGGGGAGATTGCCCCAACCGCCCTGCTTTCAAAATCCAATTCCAGGAGACTTTCATGACCCTATTTCCGACGGTGCCGCCGGTGGCCGAGGCGGTGACGCTCGTCGAGGCGAAGGCGCATCTGCGCGTGGACGGCAATGACGAGGATGCGCTGATCGCACAGCTGATCACGGTGGCGCGCGAGCATATCGAGCGCGAGACGGGGCTGGTGCTGATCGCCGGCTCCTTTCGCCTCTGCCTCGACGACTGGCCGACCGACGGGGTGATCCGCATCGGATTCGGGCCGGTGCGCGAAGTGACCGGCGTGACCGTCTATGACGGCCAGGGCAGTCCTGCCGCCGTTTCGCTGGCCGACCATCTGCTGGACGGCGAGGCGCGGCCGGCGCGGCTGTGGCTGCGCGATCCGCCCGCACCGGGGCGGGCACTGAACGGCATCGAGATCGATTTCGTCGCCGGCTTCGGGCCGAGCGGCGCGGATGTGCCCGACACGCTGAAGCGGGCGATGCTGCTGCATGTGGGGGCGATGTTCTCGCTCCGCGGGGTTATCCCGGTCGCGGCACAGCCGGCGGCAGTGCCGCCCGGCTACGAGCGGCTGATCGGACCCTTTTGCCGAAGGGGGTTATGACCATGGGGCTCGTCGATTTCGACCCCGGGGCGCTCTCCGCCCGGCTGAGGCTGGAGCGGCCGGTGGAGAGCCCGGACGGGCAGGGCGGCGCAACCGTCGGCTTCGAGACTGTCGCCGATCTGTGGGCGCGGATCGAGCCGCTGGCGGCCGATGTCGAGGAGGTGGCAGCTGCGGGGCGGGTGATCGTCTCGCACCATGTCTGGCTGCGCTTTCGCGCCGATCTGGCGGCGGGAATGCGGCTGATCAAGGGCACGCGGCGCTTCGCCATCGAGAGCGTGCGCGATCCCGACGAAACCGGGCGCTATCTGGTCTGCCGCTGCCGCGAGGACCGGCAATGAGGGCGGCGATCCGGGCGTCGATGACGCGGACCGGCGAGGATCTGGGATCGGCGTTGCGCCGCGCCTTGACGGGCGAGGTGATGCGGCGGGTCGGGCGACAAACTGAACAGCGGACGGCCGGGCAGACGCCGGATGCGCCCGTGGCGGGCGGCGGGCCGGCGTCCTCGGACGACGGCAGGTCCGTCGGGCGGGACGGCGGCGCTTCCGTCGGAAGGCCCGTAGCGACGTCAAAGAAAGCGAGGGCAGGCCATGAGCAGTGCGGTGAACGAATGTCTGGCCGCTATTCAGGCGCGGCTGGCGGGTGATGCCGGGCTTGCCGCCCTGATCGGCGCGGGTGGCATGCGCGACCGCAGGGCCGACCGGCTCGACCTGCCGGCGCTGGTGCTTTCGGCGGTCGAGTCCCGCGACTATTCGACGGCCTGCGAGGCGGGTCTCGAGATCCTGCTGACGCTCGAGGCCTGGTCGGCCGAGGGGCGGCGCGAGGCGGAAGTGATCGGCGAGACCGTGCGCGGCCTGCTGGACGACGCGGCGCCGGCATTGGCGGGCCACGCGCTGGTGAGCCTTCGCCATCGTCGGACGATCAGCCGGCGCGAGGCGAAGACGGGATTCTTCGTCGCCGAGATGGTCTTTCGGGCGGTGGTGGAGTGAGGTGTTGCCGGTATCCCATCTCTGATGTATGGTCAATGTCATTACAGTTGATGAGGCCTGCCGATGGTTGCACTGAAGAAGACGGAAACGGTGAACATCCGCATCGACGCCTCGACGCGCGACCTGATCGCGCGCGCGGCGGAGGTTTCCGGAAAGTCGGTGACGGCCTTCATGACGGAGGCGGCCCAGGCAGCGGCCGAGCGCGAATTGCTGGAGCAACGTTTCTTCCGCGTCGATGCCGAAATATTCGGTGCGATCGATGACATGCTCGGGCAGGAGGGCAAGGTGAATGAGGGGCTGCGCGGGCTGTTGCACGCGCGCCCCGCCTGGCTCGACTGAAGCATGTATCGGCGCCCGGCACCCTTGGCCGACAGGCATATCCTGGATGGCTTCGACAGTGGCCGGCCCTCGCTCGATGCGTTTCTCGTCGACATGGCCCGCTTCAACCATCAGCAGGGCTATGCGCGAGCCACCGTGATCGCCGACGGGGATTTGCGGGTTGTCGCCTACCATGCCCTGTGTGCCGGCGTGATTTCGCGGGACGCCGCACCGCGCGGGGTGAAGGCCCATGGTGCGCCGGCGGATATACCGGTGGCCTTGCTGGCGCGGCTCGCTGTCGATCGGCGTCACCAAGGCAAGGGACTGGGCGCGGCGCTGCTGCAGAATGCGCTTCTCTCCGTCATCGCGGCATCGGAAAGGGTGGCCTTCCGCGCCGTCATGGTGCACGCGCTGAACGATGCGGCGATCGGCTTTTACAGCCGCTACGGCTTCCGCCCCGCAAGGGGCCTTGAGCGCACCTTGCTCCTGCCGGTGCAGGATATTGTCGCCTCCTTTAGCGGCGTCGACCCCGCCGGCTGACGATTCCATACCAATCTGCACATGCTTCCAGGCGTCCTTCGGGGCGCCTTTTCGTTTTGGTTCTGAAAGGATTTCGACATGGTGGCACAGAAGGGCAAGGACCTGCTTTTGAAGGTCCAGGACGGGGCGGGTTTCGGGACGGTGGCGGGGCTGCGGTCCAAGCGGCTTTCCTTCAACGCCCAGACCGTCGACGTGACGGATGCGGAGAGTGTCGGGCGCTGGCGAGAGCTTCTGGGCGGGGCCGGCGTGCAGCGCGCCGCACTCTCGGGCGCCGGCCTGTTCAAGGACCAGGCTTCGGACGCGCGAGTGCGCAGCGCCTTCTTTGCCGGCGACATTCTCGCCTGGCAGGTGGTGATCCCGGATTTCGGCACGGTGAGCGGGCCATTCCAGGTGACCGCGCTCGAATATGCCGGCGCGCATGACGGCGAACTGACCTTCGAGATCGCGCTGGAATCGGCCGGCGCGCTTTCCTTCGCGGCGCTCTGATGCGCGGCGGGGGCGAGGACTTCGGCGCGCTGGGTCGCGCCAACCGGCGGCGCGGCGAGGTGGAGGCGGTGATCGGCGGGGAACGCCGGATCCTTTGCCTGACGCTCGGCGCGCTCGCCGAACTGGAGACGGCCTTCGGGGCGGAAAGCCTGGCCGATCTCGGCCAGCGCTTTGCCGCAGGCCGGCTGAAGGCGGCCGATCTGATGCGCATCCTCGGGGCGGGCCTGCGCGGCGGCGGCAACCGGCTGCGCGACGAGGACCTGGCGGAGATGACGGTCGAGGGCGGGATCGCCGGGGCGGCGGCGGTGGTGCGCGACCTGCTGATCGTGACCTTTGCGCCGGACCAGACGGCCGGCGCGGGGGCGGTGACGGCGGACCCTTGAGGGCCGCAGGCGGCGAGGCGGCGACGGCGCGGGCCTTCCCCTGGGAGGCGGTGCTTGACGCAGGGCTCGGCCGCCTGCGGCTCCATCCGCATGTGTTCTGGGGTTTGAGCCTCGTCGAATTCGCCGCCATGGCCGGGGCCTTTGCGCCGCGGTCGGCGCGGCTTTCGCGGGCCGGGCTCGAGGGCTTGATGCGGGAGTATCCGGACGTGGCGGATGGAGGTTCACCCCCCTCTGTCACTGCGTGACATCTCCCCCTCAAGGGGGGAGATCGGGCGGCGGGCGACGCCGGCCCCTCACCCTCCGAGGCCCCTGCGGGGCACCTCAGGATGAGGGGTAGCGTGGGGCTTCGCTCCTCACCGGCACTGCGCACCACCTTCCTCACCGCCCGACGCGGGGAAAAGGGAAACACAACGGTGACAGGAAGGAGTTTTCCATGGCCGACGACGAGATGATTGCGCTGTCCCTCGATCTCGATGTGGGCGAGGCGTTGAAAGTTCTGGACGAGCTGGAGGGGCGGTCGCGGAGCTTTGGCGCGGCGCTGACCTCGGCGTTGAAGGGGGCGACGGTGGGCGGCAAGGGGCTGGAGGATACGCTGAAATCGGTGGGTACGCGGCTCGCCGACATTGCGCTGTCGGCCGGGCTGAAGCCGATCGAGGGGCTGATGGGCAATGCGCTGACCAGCCTGATCTCCGGGCTGACGGCCGGGTTCGGGGCGATCATGCCCTTTGCGACAGGCGGCGCGCCGGGGCGCGTGGCGCCCTTTGCCGCCGGCGGCGTGGTGTCGGCGCCGACCTATTTTCCGCTCGGCGGCGATCTGGGACTGATGGGCGAGGCCGGGGCCGAGACCATTCTGCCCTTGAAGCGCGGCTCGGACGGGTCGCTCGGCGTGGCCGCCGGCGGCAGCGGGGCAACCACGCAGATCAATTTCCATGTGACGGCGAGCGACGCGGCAAGCTTTGTCCGCAGCGAAGGCCAGATCACCGCCATGCTGGCGCGCAGCGTCGGGCGCGGGCGGAGGCATCTCTGACGCCGCCTTTTTTGCGACGCGATAGTTGCGGACGCTTCGCCCGACGCCTGCCTTCTCTCCTGCCTGTCGAATAGGATCCAAGCCATGAGCAACGGTTTTCACGAGGTGCGCTTTCCGCTGCGCTTGTCGCTGTCGACCAGCGGCGGGCCGAAGCGGTTTACCGACATCGTCGACCTGACCAACGGGCGCGAGGCGCGCAATGCGCGCTGGCGCAATTCGCGGCGGGTCTACGATGCGGGCTCGGGGCTTAGGGCGGTGGACGATCTCTACGCGGTCGTCGCCTTCTTCGAGGCGCGCGGCGGGAAGCTCTACGGTTTTCGCTTTCGCGATCCGCTCGACGGAAAATCCTGCGGGCCGGGAGAGACGGTGTCGCCCTTCGACCAGGCGATCGGCACGGGCGACGGGGCGACGGCGGCGTTCCAGCTGGCCAAGACCTATGGCGATGCCGGCGGCGAATGGCGGCGCGAGATCTTGAAACCTGTGGCGGGCACTGTGCGGGTGGCGGTCGACGGGGTGGAACTGCCGGCGACGGGTTTCGCCTGCGATGCCGGCACCGGCATTGTGATTATTGCTGAGGAATATATTCCTTCATCCAGTGCGCTGGTGCAGGCGGGTTTCGAATTCGACGTTCCGGTGCGCTTCGACACGGACCGCATCGACGTCAATCTCGAGGCGTTCCGGGCCGGGCGCATTCCAGCCATTCCGCTGGTGGAGATCTTGCCGTGAAAGAGATACCCGACGCATTGGCCGCCCATCTCTCCGGTGATGCGACCACGCTTTGCCGCTGCTGGCGGGTGACGCGGCGTGACGGTCTGGTGCTCGGCTTTACCGAGCATGACCGAAACCTCACCTTTGCCGGAACGCAGTTTCTCGCCGCGAGCGGCTTTGCGGGAACCGAGGCGCGGGCAGTGAACGGCCTGGCGGCGCCCGGCGCCGAGGTGACCGGCGGCTTTTCCAGCGCGGTCATCAGCGAACAAGACCTGGCGGCTGGGCGCTATGACGGCGCGCGGGTCGAGGTCTTCACCGTCAACTGGCAGGCGCCGGAAGAGCAGCATCTGCTGATGAAGGTGCAGGAGATCGGCGAGGTGTCGCGGGCGGGTGGGGCCTTTGCGGCGGAACTTCGGAGTTTTGCCCACCGGCTGTCGCAGGAGCAGGGCCGAATCTACGGCCGGCGCTGCGATGCGAGCCTCGGCGACGGGCGCTGCCGGGTGGATCTGTCGGCTGCGGGGCGGCGGGCGACGGGTTTGGTGACGGCGGTCGAAGGACGCGACCGGATCGCGGTGTCCGGCCTCGGCGGGTTTGCCGACGGGCATTTCCGGCTTGGCACGCTGCGGTTCGACAGTGGCGTGAACGAGGGGCTGACGGTCGAGATCGACGGCAATGTCGCGGCATCCGGCGGCACGCGGCTGACGCTGTGGCTGCCGCTTGAGAGCGCGGCGGCGGTCGGCGATGCGGTGACGGTGACGGTCGGCTGCGACAAGGGGTTTTCGACCTGCCGCGACCGGTTCGCCAACGCCGTCAATTTCCGGGGATTCCCGCATATGCCGGGCAGCGATTTCGCCTATTCCTATGTGAAGGGCGAGAGCTCGCATGACGGGACGGCGCTGTTCGAGTGAGGGGGCTGCGGGTACGGGCTCCTCTCCCCTTGTGGGAGAGGAAGCAATTTCAGCGTCTTGGCGCAAGCCAAGTGCTAGAAATTGCAGGTGAGGGGGCGCCGATGAAACTCCAACCATCCCCCTCATCTGCGAAAATCTAGCACTTAGCTGGCGCTAAGCCCTCGATTTCGCTTCTTCTCCCACCGGGGGAGAAGAGGGCGCCGCCGCTGACAGCCCCAAGACAACATGCGATACCCAGGAGCATAACCCATGGCCGCCATCGGAAATCGCGTGGTCGTGATCGCCGGGCAGTGGATCGGCACACCCTATCGGCATCAGGGGTCGACGAAGGGTGTCGGGTGCGATTGCCTGGGGCTGGTGCGGGGGATCTGGCGGGAGATCTATGGGGCGGAGCCGGAGATGGTCGCGCCCTATGCGGCGGATTGGGCGGAGCGCGGCGGGCAGGAGCGGTTGCTGGAGGCGGCGGGGCGGCATTGTGCGGTGGTGCCGGGCTTTGCCGCGGCGCGGCCGGGCGATCTGCTGGTCTTCCGCTTTCGGCCGCAATTCGCCGCCAAGCATGCCGGCATTCTCGTCGGCGCCGACGCCTTCATCCACGCCTATGAGCAGGCGGCGGTGATCCGCTCGGCGCTGGTGCCGGCCTGGCGCAGACGGATTGCCGGGATCTACCGGTTCCCTGAGATTTCTTGAAAAACGGCGGGTTTTGCCGTATCTTGCTGGAGTGCTGGACGAGGCGCGTACCTCGCCCAGCCTTTGCTAGCTCTTGATATTGACCCGGACGGTCATAGACCAGCCCGTCCGGGTTATCCTCAAGATCAGCGTAATGCCAATTGGCCAAGACCTCATAGCACTACCTCCACATTCGAGAGCAAGGCCTTTGCCATGGTCGGCGGAGCCCGTCTTCGCCGACGCGCCGGCTGGCGCGGCGCTTGCTGCTTCTGCTCCCGAACTTCCACATCCTATCACAATCTAGGCGAGCATCCAGACGGGTGCCGCAAGGGGCATCCATGGCGACAATCCTCTTCCAGGCAGCGGGTGCGGCTCTGGGTTCGGTGTTCGGGCCGCTCGGCGCCGTCATCGGTCGGGCGGCGGGTGCGCTTGCCGGCAACATGCTCGACCGGGCGCTGATCGGCGGCGGAACGAAGCTGTCGGGCGCACGGCTTTCGGCGGCGCGCCTGCCGGGGGCGGCCGAGGGGGCGGCGATCCCGAGGCTCTATGGCACGGCGCGGCTGGGCGGCACGCTGATCTGGGCCACGCGCTTCGAGGAGGAGGCGACGACCGAGCGGACCGGCGCCAAGGCGACCGGCACGCGGGTGAAGACCTATCGCTATTTCGCCAATCTGGCGGTCGGCCTTTGCGAGGGGGAAGTGGCGCTGGTCCGGCGGGTCTGGGCCGACGGCCAGGAGATCGACCTTACCGAGATCGAGATGCGCTTCTATCCCGGGACGGAGGACCAGTTGCCCGATCCGCTGATCGAGGCGAAGCAGGGGGCGGGCAACGCGCCGGCCTATCGCGGGCTCTCCTATGTGGTGTTCGAGCGTCTGCCGCTCGACGATTTCGGCAATCGTATTCCGCTGCTGCAGTTCGAGGTGATCCGGCCCGTGGGACGGCTGGAGGGCATGGTGAAGGCGGTGACCGTCATTCCCGGCTCGACCGAGCATGGCTATGCGACGGTGCAGGTCCGGGAACGGACAGGCGAAGGCGCCTCGCGCATTCTCAACCGCAACACGCTGGTCGCCCATACCGACTGGCAGGCCTCGATCGACGAGCTGCAGGCGCTCTGCCCGAATCTCGAAACTGTCGCGCTGGTTGTGTCCTGGTTCGGCACCGATCTGCGCGCCGGCGAATGCCGGGTGGTGCCGGGCGTCGAGGTGGCGAGCCGCAACGAGAGCCGGGACTGGCGCGTGTCGGGCGTGACGCGCGATGCCGCCTATCGGGTCAGCCGCCACGACGGCGGCCCGGCCTATGGCGGCACGCCGGACGATCGAAGCGTGGTCGAGGCGATTACCGACCTCAAGGCGCGCGGGCTGAAGGTGGTGCTCTATCCCTTCGTCATGATGGATATTCCGACCGGCAATGGCCTGCCCGATCCCTATGGCGGGGCGGAGCAGGCGGCCTATCCCTGGCGCGGGCGGATCACCTGTCATCCGGCGCCGGGACGGCCGGGCTCGCCCGACCGGTCGGCGGCGATCCCGGCGGCGATCGCGGCCTTCTGCGGGACGGCCGAGGCCGGCGATTTCGACGTATCCGGCACCACGGTTTCGTATCAAGGCAGCGACGAGGGCTATCGTCGCATGGTGCTGCATTATGCGCTGCTGGTTGAGGCGGCGGGCGGGGTGGACGCCTTCCTGATCGGTTCGGAACTGCGCGGGCTGACCATGCTCCGCGATGCGGCCGATGGCTTTCCCTTCGTGGCGGCGCTGGCGGATCTGGCGGCGGACGTGCGGGCGATCCTTGGGGCCTCGACGAAGATCACCTATGGCGCCGACTGGAGCGAATATTTCGGCCATCATCCGGCGGATGGCTCGGGCGACGTGTTCTTTCATCTCGACCCGCTCTGGGGGCATCCTGCGATCGACGCGGTGGGGATCGACAACTACATGCCACTGTCCGACTGGCGGGACGCGGATCTGGAGAACGCCAACCCGGACGGGTTCCGGCTCTCCGACGACGCCGAGGCCATGGCCGGGCAGATCAGAGCGGGCGAAGGCTTCGACTGGTATTATGCCAGCGAAGCCGACCGGGCGGCGCGTGTCCGCTCGCCGATCAGCGACGGGGCGGCGGGCAAGCCCTGGGTGTTTCGTTTCAAGGATATCGAAGGCTGGTGGAGCAATCTGCACTTCGACCGGGTCGGCGGGGTGGAGCGGGCGAGCCCGACCGGCTGGACGCCGGGCATGAAGCCAGTCTGGTTCACCGAACTCGGCTGTGCTGCGGTCGACAAGGGGGCGAACCAGCCTAACGTGTTCGGCGATCCGAAATCGGCGGAAAGCGCGCTGCCCCATTTCTCCAGCGGCGCGCGCTCCGACAGCCAGCAGCGGAGGTTTCTCGAAGCGCATCTTGGGCATTGGCAGGGTGGCGCGGCGCCGGCGGGCATGGTCGATGCGGGGCAGGTCTTCCTGTGGACCTGGGATGCTCGACCGCAGCCGGCCTTTCCGCAGGATCTCGATCTCTGGGCCGACGGCACGAACTGGCGCACCGGCCATTGGCTGAACGGGCGGCTGGGGGCGGGAACGCTCGCCGATGTGCTCGCGGCCATGCTCGAGGATCACGGATTTGCCGACTACGACGTGTCGGAGGTGAGCGGCGACCTCCTGGGCTATGTGCAGGGCGACCTCGCCTCGGCGAGAAGCCTGATCGAGCCGCTGGCGGAGAGTTTCCTGATCGATATCGTCGAGGATGGGGCAAAGCTCAAGTTCCGCTCGCGCCTGGCGGCAAGCCTCCCGGCGCGGACAGTGGAGGTGCTGGTCGACTTCGAGGGAGAGCCGCTGTGGCGCGAGACGCGCGGCCATGACAGCGATTTTGCCGCCGAGGCCTCGATCACCTACTTCGACCCGGCCAACGACTATGGCGAGGCCTCGGCCCGCTCGCGGCGGATCGAGGCGGCGACCGAGCGTCAGATGGCCCGCGACCTGCCGGCCGTGATGGCGGAGGAGACGGCCCTGTCGCTCGCCGAAGGCATGTTGCGCGACCATCGCATCGGCAGGCGGCGGCTGGAGTTTTCGCTAGGCCCTGCTGAGCTTTCCGTCCAGCCGGGCGATGTTCTTTCGCTGTCCGAGGGGCCGGAGGGGCGGTTTCTGGTCGGCGAGATCGACGACGGGCTGGCGCGGCGGCTGTCGCTCCGCGAGGTGGCGGCGGCGGTTTCGACCATGCCGGTCACGGAGGGGACGGGGCGTACGCCGGACCGGCCGGGCTCTGTCGGCTTCGACCCGGTCGTTCTTCTGATGGATCTGCCGCGTCATGCGGCGGACGAGGCGATGGATTTCGCCTGCGTGGCGGGGCTGACGCGACCGTGGCGGCGTTTGTCGATTTCGTCCTCGGGGGACGAGGGCGCCTTTCGCCCGCGCGCCACGCTCGACCGTCCGGCGACGATGGGCCGGCTGGCCGCGCCGCTTGCCGGCGGCGTGTCGGGACGGTTCGACCGGTCGAGGACGTTGGAGGTGGAGCTGTTCTTCGGCAGCTTTGCCGCAGCAACCGAGCTTTCGGTGCTGAACGGCGAGAACCGGCTGGCGTTGCACGCGGCGTCCGGCGCCTGGGAAGTGATCGCGTTTGCCGGGGCGGAGGAGATTTCTGCCGGGCGCTGGCGGCTGTCGACGCTGCTGCGCGGTCTGGCGGGGACCGAGGATGCGATGGCGGCCGGGGCGGATGCCGGCGCCGCCGTCGTGCTGCTCGACGCGGCGGTGCGGCCGCTCGGGCTGACGGCGGAAGAGACCGGGCTTTCGCTCGACTATATCGCAGAGCCGATCGGCATGGCCGCGTCGCCGGCCGCCCTTGGCGCCTTTGCCGGCGGGGTGCGGGCGCAGACGCCGCTCTCGCCGGTGCATCTCGGCGCGCGGCGGACTGCCGGCGGCGATGTCGAATTCTCCTGGATACGCAGGTCCCGCGTGGACGGCGACAGCTGGTTGCCGGCCGAGGTGCCGCTCGACGAAACGGCCGAGGCCTATCGGCTGGAGATCCTCGACGGGACGGCGGTGCGGCGGTCGGTCGAGATCGGCGAGGCGCGGTTCGTCTATCCGCAGGCGCTGGAGCTTTCGGACTTCGGCGGATTGCAGGCGAGTTTTCGCGTGCGGGTGCGGCAGCTGGGGCGCGTGGTCGAGGGGATCGCGAGCGAGGCGGAATTGGTGGTGCGGTGAGGGGCGAGCCTTTGCGTTTCTCCCCGGCCAGCCGTCCATACTGATTGGGCCTAGGTGACTGCCCCTCATCCGCCTGCCGGCACCTCTGCCGGCCCTTCGCTTGGGCTCAGGGCGTTCGTCATTCGAAACGATTCACTGGACCGTTTCGTCGGCTGCGCCGACCATTCCTCACCCCCGCTAATGGGCAGAAGGGACGAGCGGCACGGCCGGGGCTGTCCCCTCTCCCCGCCTGCGGGGAGAGGGTCAGGGTGAGGGGCAATTCGTTCCCCAGCTGTGAGGGCGAAGCGTGGGCAGACACACGTCTCTACCTCGAACGACATGCCGATCAGCGTAGCGGACGCTAGTCGCCAGAGACTGCTGGGGGGCGAAGTGCGGGCTCTGCTGGCCAAAGTGCCACTGACGCCGGGACCTTCTCCCACCCATCCATTCCCATCAAGAATCCAGAAGAGGGAGAGCGAGATGCTCGAGGCGAAGCAGTGGTACCAGTCGAAGACGGTGTGGGGCGCGGTGATTGCGATGGCGGCGCCGCTTCTGAGGCATGTGGGTGTCGAAATGGGGCTTGCCGAACAGGCCGACCTCGCCGATGCTCTGGCAACGCTCGCCGGTGCGTTGGGCGGGGTGCTGGCGATCTATGGGCGCATCAAGGCGACGCGCTCCATCGGTCCCGGCGCAGGGAGCAATTGAGACGAGCATTCATTTGCCATTCAGAAGGCATGCGATAGATAGTCAGCAAGAGTTCAAGTTGTGCGGAAGAAAAAGCAATGGCATCGATCATGATCATCGCGGGCCTGGCGGCCGGAATGGCGGCTTCGCCTGTACCGGACAGCCTCGGCATCGGTGCCATGACGGGACCGATCGTGCTGGCGCAGGCGCAGAGCGGCGACAATGGCGGCTCGGACGGCGGCGTCGACTGCCGCAGCGCCGCCTACCGGGCTGTCGAGGAAGTCGGCGGCCAGTTGCTCTCCGTGCGCCAATCCGGCAATGAATGTGTCATCACGGTCCTGATTCCGGGCAGTGGAAACGAACGCCCGCGCAAGGTCACGATGCGGGTTTCCAGCTGA